TGGTGCGGCTGGTTTTGTTTCTATATTGGGTGGTCTATCAATAGGTTATCCAGTTGCGGCACCAGGTCAAATACTTTGTGTTGGTAGTATAAACTCCGCCACATTAATAAATGCTGGCGTTTCTGTTAATGCACCGTTGGGTATTTTTGGTACAATGAGAGCAGGTTTAATGACTGATACTGTAAACAAAGCCATCTTCAATACACATATACACCAAGGCTTTGGTGCTGGTACATCATACACCAGTATGGTTTAAGGATATAAAATGAGTATTTTTGGCAGATTGGGATTCGATTCGGCAAATACAGTAGTTACTACACTATCAGCTAATGCTGTACATACATTAAGTCAGATGCCGCCATTATTAAATGATTGGCAAACCACAGACTCAAGTGATAATAATGTTAATGGCTATTTTGTTAATCCTGTGGCAAATGTATCACAAGGCATATGGAACACAGCAAATACAATTATTGCAATAGGTGGTTTACAAGAGTCTTTGCCTGATATTTACACAGCTGTTGGTAATCTAAGACAATCATGTAATAACTTCATTCGTCATACAAATAGAATATCTGGTGTCAGTCCAATGACAGATGAACCAGCTTTACCACACTATACTACCGCTGTCGGTGTTGGTAAAGTTGTAATGTATATTGTATTTCGTTCAGACGGCATACAAAATAATGCTCCAATCATGGGCAATTTCACCAGTTTTACTGTTAAAGACACACTAAACACAGCAAATTCTTCAATTCAATCATATCCTGCAACTATCAGAACCAGTATTCTTGTGAGTAGTGATGAATTTGGAACGACTTATTCAAGTAATTTAAGTCCAAGTCAGTCTACAACAATTATAAATGGTATGAATTCAATCATAAACATCATGGATTCACACAGAAACAATGATGTAAACTTCTACAATAATTGTAGAACCATCGTGAATGAATACAATATGTTGACTCAATTAAGTGAACCTGGCCAATCCGAAACATACTTAATCAATAATTACATAGGTACCGACAAATTAAAGTCTAGGTTAAACTCATAAATAAAACATGACCTCCATAAATAAAGTTTATTCAGATATAGATTTCACCTTCACAAAGAAGCCTGTGACGGCCGATGTGGCTTTGAGTTATGACTCTCAAGCAGTTTCACGTTCCATCAGAAATCTGTTGAATACCAAGAATTATGACCGTCTATTCAATCCAGATTTAGGTTCAAAACTATCTGGTCTACTGTTTGAGAATATGTCTCCTGTACTTTCAGTATCTATTGAGAATATGATAACAAACATGATTGACACATACGAACCAAGAGCCAGACTACAAAGTGTAAAGGTAACTCCTAGACCAGATTTAAATGCATATGCAGCAACTGTATCGTTTTATACAGAAAATGCAACGCTACCAACAACTATAACAATTCTTTTAGAGAGAAACAGATAAATGGCTGGTGCTAACTCCAATATTCAGATGACAGATTTGGATTTTAATACAATTAAAAACAATCTGAAAACATACTTACAATCACAAGATACTTTAAAAGATTATAACTATGAAGGTTCAGCATTGTCTGTTCTTTTGGATGTTCTTGCCTACAATACACAATACAACGCATACTATTTGAACATGGTTGCCAATGAGATGTTCTTGGATTCTGCCATTCAAAGAAGTTCTGTCGTTTCTCAAGCCAAATTATTAAATTACATACCAAAGTCAGCAAGAGCACCTGAAGCCACAATCACGTTGACTGTGAATGAGGTAACGGATCCAACCCTGACATTACCTAAGTATACGGCATTTATGTCTGAGGCGATTGATGGTACAAACTATAATTTTGTTACCACAACATCAGAGACAGCACAAGTCACCAATAACACAGCAACATTTTCAGAAATTAAGATAAAACAAGGTATTGCAACTTCTGTATCATTTACAGTTAATAACTCAGATAATCCAAAATCAAAGTTCACAATACCAGATATTGCTGTTGACACGACAACTATACAAGTATTGGTACAACAATCATCTGTAAATACATCATATGAAATTTATAAGTCTGCTGAAAACTATTTGGCATTAGACAACAATTCAACGGTATATTTTTTACAAGAAGGTTTGACAGGTAATTATGAAATATATTTTGGTGATGGTATTCTAGGTAAAAAATTAACTGATGGTAACAAGGTAATTATCTCGTATATTGTAACAAGTGGAACAGCCGCAGCTGGTGCAAACAGTTATGTATTGTTAAACGCAATCAACGGATACTCAAACACAGTTATTAATCCTATTGCTGCCACGAATTCTGGTAAGTTGCGTGAATCAATAGAATCAATTAAATTTCATGCACCTAAAGCATACGCTGCACAGAAACGTGCCGTCACCAAAGAAGATTACATTACTGCCATTCAACAAAACGATTCTGGTTATCCAATTGGTGCTGTGAATGTATGGGGCGGACAAGAAAATACTCCACCAGTTTATGGTCAAGTGTTTATTGCCATTAAACCAGCTGGTGCATATACATTAACTGCCACACAGAAACAAAGATTGATTGATGATGTTATCAAGCCAATCTCGGTTATGACTGTGGAACCAACCATTGTTGATCCAGATTACACATACATCCAACTAACAGCAAATGTATTGTATGATTCGAAGAAAACCAATCTGACTGCAGGTCAACTGGAAAGTGCAATCAGAACAGCAATAAGAAATTTGGCAGACACAAGTTTGAATACTTTTAATTCAACATTCTCTGCAACCGATTTCTCAAGTACCATCGCTTCTGTAAGTAATTCAATTATTACAAACGAAGTAACTTTAAATTTACAGAAGAAATTCTATCCTAGTTTATCTGGTGCTTCTACATATAAATTTTACTTTGGTGCACCATTAAAACGTGGTATGTTCCAGAGTGGTGTGACAAGTAAACCTTCATTTCAATACCTCGATTCATTGAATTTTGCAAATATTTTTGAAGCTGTTTATATTGAAGAAGTTCCAACATCAACAGGTGGTTTGGAATCTATAACAGTTATAAATCCTGGTTTTGGTTATCAATATTCACCAACAGTAACTATATTAGGTGATGGTACAGGTGCCACTGCAGAAGCTGTAATAACAGGTTCAGGTACAATTAAAGAGATTAATGTTCTGACAGCAGGAACAGGATACACAAGTATTCTTGTAGAAATTACACCTGCAGCAAATGATACTACAGGTAGTCTTGGTGCAGCAACAGCCACATTAGTTGGTCGTTATGGTACACTCAGAACATATTATAATGACACTAAGAATGTTAAAACAGTTTTGAATAGTTCAGCTGGTACAATAGATTATGACTCTGGTATTGTAACATTAGAATCTTTTGCACCATATCAAATCAATGACGACTTGGGACAATTAACAATTGGTGCCACACCAACAACTACTATTATATCCTCTGCATACAATAGAATCATTACAGTTGATCCTTATGATCCTGCAGCTATCATTGTAAATGTTACAGCCAAACAAACATGATAACTAACAATCAAAAAACATCTCTACTAATAGACTCACAGTTACCTGAGTTTGTTAGGGATAATCCTGATTACGGGAACTTCCGTCTATTCCTTCAGGCATATTATGAGTGGTTGGAAGAAGAAGGTAAAGTAACAAATAGAACAAAGAATCTTCTAAGTTATAAAGATGTTGATGAAACAACAGATGAATTCTTAAACTATTTCACAAATGAATTCTTACCTTATTTTCCACAAGGAACATTAGTTGATAAACAACAGGCAATAAAGATTGCTAGACAGTTGTATCAAACCAAAGGTACACCAGCATCATATCAATTTCTTTTTAAAGTATTATTTGATTCTGATTTTGATTTGTTTTATACTAAAGATGCTGTACTGAAAGCGTCAGCTGGTACATGGTATGTGGCCAAAAGTTTAAAATTAGCTACAAACGATATCAATTTTAAAAATATAGACAATTATAGATTATTTGGTGAAACAACCAAATCTATTGCTACAGTTGAGAAAGCTTTTACACTTGGTAATAAAACAGAAGTTTTTATTTCAAATATTGAAAGATTATTCCAATCTGGTGAATATGTTAGAGTAGT